GGCTTATCCCAGGTCGTGGAATTGATGCCCAGCTTTGAGTTGTTGATCTGGCTGCCGGGCAGAGGAGGATTGAGGCAGCTTGTGCGGGCAGATTCTCTGGAGCGGGCGCTGCAGATTGCGCAGTACAAGTGGCCCGGATCGAAGATTGAGATTCCGCCGCCGGTAGCCAAGAAACCTAAGCTGGTGCGTTCCAGGACGTGTCCGCGAGCCGCTGCCAGGACACGAGCAAAACTACTACAGGAGAAACAGATGCAGACCCAGCCGGCTCAGTGGGCGCAGGATGCTTGGGCGCGTGTTCAAGCCGATCAAGCGCGGGCTGACTTTCTTGAGAAGTTGTACTTTGAGTACGGACGCGATAAAGAAGGGCATCCGCTCCACTCAACCTATACGGGGTTGTATTTGGAGTATCTGGATCAGATGAATCTGGAGCACCTGAAGGGTTAGGCCGAGTCGCGGTCCATGCCGAAACGCTCGGTCAGGTTGTTCGCGGCTTCGCGGATGGCCCAGGCCGACTTTGTGCGTTCCAGTTGGTGCAGAGTGTTGAGGACGAGGGCGGCTTCGAGTAGACCGCGATAGTCGCCGGAGTTGAAGCGGTCAACCAGCCACTGGTCGGTGGCCGCCTTGTGGAACTGGGACTCGGTGCTGTGTTGGATGGGTTCCATGGTTACTTGGCGCGGATTTTGAGATACCAGCCGGTATCTGAACCGTCGATCAGCCAGCGCGGGAGCCAGTTTTTCTTGGAGTAGGGGATTCCAGCGCCGCCTTTGTGGCTGGCGTAACCGCCGCTGACAAGGTTGGCCTCGCCGTTAGGGTCGTTATGGATGTAGTGGGTAGGGGTGAAACCGATGACGACGCTCCAGTGACCTGTGCCTGAAGGATCTGAGGCAGGGCCTTTGTGGAGCCAACCGACTGGTACGGGGCAGCCAGCAGTGATTTCGTTTTCCAGGTCTTCGGCAGTGCCGTCCATCTCGAAAGTGGCGGTTAGTCCCAGGGCCTTGAGAGCGGCGAGTTGGGCTTTGGGATCGGTGGTATCTCCGAAGCGGGCGCGGAGTTTGTTGTACTCGTAGTCGCCAGAAATCTTGCCGTAGTAGCGGGCAACCATTGCGCAGCTGGAGCTAAAGCACTGGCGATAACCAGTCGCTCCATCGTCAGGGCCGAGTTGGTATTCGTAGGGAACTTTGAGGATTTTTTCGCGGGGTTTGACTGGTGGATCCGTGCCAGCGTGTTGATCCATCAGGGCGATTAGTTTGCCCGCGTAGTTGGGATCGGTGGCGTAGTTTTCTTTGATTAGCCACTTCGCGGCCTCTTCACGGGTGGCGGCGTTGTTGCATCCTTTGTATTGCTTGTAGTCCTTGTACCAGTGATCTACGAGATAGATGACGCAAGAGAGGAGATCGGGAAAATCAATGAAGGTATCGGTGATTGTGACCCACTGATTGTTGATGAACTCTTGAGTGGTGGTGGCGCTGCCAGTGCCTTTCAGTCCGAAAAAGTTGTTTCTGCCGGAGACGAGTTTTCCGTAACTAGATTCCAGTGCCCACTGAGCGGCAACCAGTTCGGGGAATTTGGCGCCAGCGACACGGGCGGCTTCGAGCACGCCTTCCCAGGTATTGGGGAACTCGGTCTGTTTGCCGGCGACACTCCAGGTTTTGAACCAGCCCTGATCGCGGCCGAGGATATGAGGGTTGGCCTTGTCGATAGCAGCTTCCAGTTCCGTGATTGCTGCCAGCTGGTGGGGCAGTGCGCGGTAGTACCGGAAGAGGTCAGCTAGGCGGATCTTGTTTGTGGCCATCGGACCAGGGGGCATGGATGCTCATGGCGCCGCCCAGTAAGCGGCTGTCTCCGGTCTGCAGCTCTGGGTCGATGGGGTGATCGAGAACGACAGGGGGCGGAAGGTCGGGCGGTTGGGAGGTGTGCCAGTCTTGGATGGAGCGCTCCAGCTGAATAGAGCGCTCCTGTCTGGCAATCAGCGCTTTGGGAAGAGTGCCTTGGCGGCCAACAGCAGGGCTTGGATGATGCCGTTGGCGCGGATACCCGGATACAGACTCAGGGCTTCGGAGATTGCAGCAACGGCAATCGCAATAACAGCAGTAGTGGTGGGATCCATGTCAGATATGGAGTCTGGAGACAGTGTAGCTGTAGTAGAGAAGAAAGCCAGTACATTGGCTAGTTGTTGTCGCTACCTTTTATGTAGCGGCTGCGACGTATGGACCATCAGATTGATGATGGCGAATACTTAAATAAAAAGCAGGCTAAGTTAAGATTTAGGCAAGAAATCCTGTGGCGCTGGCGGAATAGGTGCGCCTACTGCAACTGTGATTTAGGCAGGTCAGCCACTCTGGATCATGTGCTAGCTAAAAGTAAAGGCGGGCACACGCATCCGAAGAATATGGTTCCAGCGTGTTTGTCGTGCAATGTGAGGAAGGCGAGCCAGCAGTGGAGAGACTGGTTTCGCCAGCAGGATTTTTGGGATCAGCGGCTAGAGATTGAGATTGAGGAGTGGATCAATTCAGAGGAGGCTGCGTAGGGTTCCAGCCCATTCCTTCGAGATACATGCGGGCGATGTACTCGTCTTCGGCGTAGCGGCAGATGCTGTCTTTGCAGGCGCGGTAATAGATTTCGCCGCGTTCGTTTTCAAGTTGTTCCAGTGCGTATCCTTCGGGATACAGGGTGGAGTTGATGACGGTCATTTCTGGCGGTTTACTTGGACTTCGATTTGGCGGACACGATCTTCGAGATCGTTGAGGCGTTCTTTGGAGTCGTTCTTGAGTTCTTGGATGTCCGAGACGACGGTGTTGACGAGTTGCTCCAGTTTGGCGACTTGCATGAAGAGGCCGGCAAGGCCAACGACAGCGGCAATCAGTAATCCTGGGACGATTTGACCTAGAGGGTTTGCGGGATCGGAAGGGCTTGCGGCCTCGTCGTGGCGGTCCATGATGAGGCCAAAGAAGCCCGTTTTTTACATATTAACGGCCTTGCCCGCGCAGTTTTTTGCGGCCGTGATTGGGCTTGCTGTGGGCACCTTGGCCTTGGCGAGTTTTCTTGGGAGGGCGGCTTTTATGCTCCACCCGTCCCAGTGCGGTCTTGGACTTGGCAGCCATTTTAGGTGTGTAAACCTACAGGAGCTTAAACAGCACCCATCGTGGCGTCAATGGGTAGACCCGTGACGGTGAAGTCGATATTGACTTGTACTGCATCAGCAGTGGCGGCCTGAATAGATGCCGAGTTAATTAAAACCGTGGCTTCGAATACGCGGCTACTTGTTAGTTGCAGTTCCAGTGTGTGGGTTGTGGTGGGGGAAAGGATGGCTGTACGGATTGTGTTTGCAAGTAGAGGTTGAGTGTCAAGGCTTCCGCTGGCTTTTTCGTAATACAGGGCTGTGCATGATCCAGACCATTGCTGGCGCCCGAAGACGTATGTGCGTGCAGCAGAATCGATTACAGTTGTTTCAACTACATCAACGGCTGCATTTAGTGTCCATGATGTAATCTTTGCAATGCGCGTGCCATTAACTAGAAGCGCACCATCTAATCCGGTAAAGTGTCTAGCAGCCATGGTGCGTTACAGAGCATAGCGACAGCTTAACTGCCGGATGCTGCGCCTCCCGTAAAGCTTACTGTTACGGCACGTGCAAGTCCTGGTGCTCCAGCTGAAATGATTGCCGGTACGCTAATAAGGGCGATGGATACGTCCACATACCCATTTGCACGGTGCTGCTCTGTAGGAAAAGTGCTGTAGCGCCAGTACGTTGTTACGGGAACCAAGTCTGTATAGCTTGTATGGCCAGCCCACGCTTCATTGCTTAGCTGGAACGATCGATAGCCGCCTTGCTGTTCGCGGTAGTGATCGCGGATGAGTTTTGTTTGAGCTTGACTTAGAGCGGTGAAATTTAGTTCTAGGGTGTGGCCGTAGGCAGTGTTGCCGTGGCGGAAGCGGATCGAGCCGCCGCCGAATCCGCGTTCTTCGGTAACAGGAAACACGCCCATGCTGTAGCGGCGTGTTGCCGGTTTCAGCGCGGGGAACGTGGCCATTAGTTCTGCAGCGTGATGGTGCTAGCGCCGAGGCTGAAGGTGGCGCCAGTGCTGCTGACATCGCCGCCGAAATCCACGTAGGCCACCAGTTCGTCGGCGCTGCTGGCACCACCACGGGATTTGTAGTACACAGCGCCGCGTGCGGTGATGGTTGAAGTGGCCCAGCTGACAGCGGCCAGGCTGAGTGTCACCTTGTCGTTGGCGGTGTCTTTGGTGACGGTGCAGGCGCTGGTGACGCCTCCAGCGGTGTAGCCAGTGCCAGAGACTTCGTTAGTGACATCCGAGCGCTTGGTGTGCGTATCTTTGTTGGCGGTATAGGTACTGGTGACCAGCATCACCTTGAAGGTATCGGTATCGAAGTCGATGGCACCTTTGGCCATGTCATCGATCGCGGAGTTGTAGATGAGGCTAGCCATGGTGTTGATGCGTTACAGGAAGTCTAGGCTGGAGATTGCGGCCAGTTGAGGTCTAGTGGATTGGCCTGCGTTGTGATGTCTCGCAGTGCTTGCCGATAGATGGCCCATGCTGCTCGATCAGCGCCGAGGTCGTAGTCCTCGATCTGCGTCCAGTCGCTTGCCTCCAGTAGTGCGTTGCGCTGCTGGCGGATTAGCGTCCACTGCGCCTCAACTTCCGCAGCATTGAAAGGCCGCACTGAGAAGCTGGTGCCGTCCCAGGTGACGGTCTCGGTCAGTGAATCGCACAATGGCAAGTCGTGTGGGCCGCTGTAGCCGGCGTCAGTCAGTTCGGCTGGTGTGAAGGTGCTGGCATCAGTGCGTGTGCTGCCATCCGATAGGCGGATGCGATGCGGCAATGCGGCAGGCTCAGCACCTTGATAGGAGTACAGCTGCATCATCGCGCTGAGAATGGCTTGGGTGATGGCGTAAAGCTTGATCCGTAGCGCAAGGCATTCTTGGTGACACGTACTGTTGATGCGTTACCAGTAATAAGAAAGCTAGGGAATGAGATTCTTCCTGCGTTAGTGGGGTTTGATGTAGAGAACGCGAAGCTACTGGTTGACGCTGTAAAAACACTGGTGCCGTCAATGTAGCCCTGCAATCTTGCGAATGTCGTGGCGCCTTCTTTTAAGACTTCCATCTTGACGCACCAATGATGCCATGTGTTGACAGTTACCGCAGTCCCGGAGGTTGTAAGCGCCCCAAACTGTACGCCTGACTGCCCACGGTTTATGTAACAGCCAAAATCTCTACCATAGCAATAAATGAAGAACCCAACCTGTGCGCTTGCCACTGAAGTTCCAAGCAGTACGCGAGATTGAAGGCTGACATTTGTTAAATAAATCCAGCCCTCTGCGGTCCAGTTGGTTGACGCATCGTGTATAAACTTCCAGTCGGCGGCCGTGCCTATTTCTAAGTAATCATCAACACCATCGAAAAGTGCAGTTGACCCACTGCCAGCAAAAGGCCATCGAGCAGTGCTTGTAACGGGTCCGCCGACTCCTGTTACGGTATAGGCATTGTTGCTTAAGTCATTGAATGTTGTGCCATTGTTGGCGCCTGTCAATGGCAAATATGCGGCGACATCGCTCCAGTAGATGTCACTGCCTTCTTTTATTGCGTTCTCTTGCAGACTGACTGATCCAAGTCCAGCAAGTGGATCACGTCGTTTGCCAATCAACCCGCCATTCAAGCCGATCATCAGCTGATCTCCTCGTAGCCGATCACTAGTTCCAGGTCGCCGGCAGCGCTGGCCTGAGCGCGGAGGCTATGGCCTTCCTCCAGGTAGATGTATGCCTCGCGGGTTACCAGTACCTGTGTTGCATCAGCCGGCACTGCAATGGTGTTGCCGATCTTGAAGCCGGTGGTGCCGTTGTAGTGCTCTAGTGTGATGTCCGCTGAGTTGATGCCATCCACATTGGCGCAGTAGACGCTATTGATCTTCAGTGCCTTGCCACTGGCGGCGCTGTTGGTGAGCGCGGCAGCCAGACTGGTGGTGACGGCGTAGCCGACCGTCTTGCCCGTGATCGTGGTCGGGGTTTTAAGGTTAGGAGCGGCCATGTGTCGTCAATTCCCCCACCATTCTATGTAAGCCAAAGATTCCCAGCCATACAGCTGGGTAGCCATGCTGCCCCAATAATCAGAATCCGAGCCTGATGTTGCTGCACCAGGCGTGAATGATGCTGTAACAGTGAGGTCGGCACCCGGTATAGGCGCAGAACTTTCGCCTGCCACAAAACTGACTGTGACTGTGGCGTTGATGCCGTTGGCTACAACAGCTGTGCCAGCAACAAGAGCAGTAGCGACTGCTGCTGTGATCCCGTTGGATGCGGCGGCTGTGCCAGTGCTAAAGGACGTGGTGATTGTGGCGTCGATACCTGGAACCTGGAAGCCGACAGCGCTGAAGCTGACAGTGACTGTCTTGCTCAGGCCGTTGGTGGTCAGCGCCTCGCCTTCGGTGAGGCTTGTGACCACAATGCGGTACATGCCATCGACGATGGCGCCATCGGGCGGGACTGTCTCCAGTGTCAGTTCGACGTTGTACCGGCTGTAGTACGAATCCTCGACTGTTGGCGGTTCTTTGTAGCGCCAGAGGTAGTTTGCGAGCTGATAGTCGGCTGCTGTGACGCCACCCCAGACGGCAGAAGGAAGATCGAAGCTATCAAAAGTACCGAGTTGTCCTTGGTAGTGGGACAGAATGCTCAGCATCGAAGCTTCGGTGACGGCTGTAAACGTAAGCCGTACTTGGCTAGCGAGCATGACATTGCTGTGGCGCACTCGGTTCTGCCAGCCGCTGATCGTGTTGAACGGCGTGTGCGGATACTCTCCGGGCGTAAATGTTCGGCCGCTGGGTGTGAGTGTTGGGAACGTCGTCATGTCACAGTTCCTCCATTAGTCCAATAGATGGCGCCGTTATCAACTGCAGCTAGCAACCACAGATCCAACACTTCTTGCCCATTTGATTGAATGCTTGAAATATACGACGTATGGAATAGCGTCTTTCTGTCGTTACTTGTGATGTTGCCGGCCCAGCCGACAAAGCTGTCTACAGTGTCAACATTTGCCGCACTTGTAAATACTGCTGCACCATTCCGGCGCCTTGATGCTTGGTCGTTGCATGGCAAAATATAAGTAATTGTTGGTGATAAATATTCACCGCTAGTTCCTAGCGTATAAACACTGACCCTCTTGCATGTGGTGTTCGTATATGTCTTGCTGCCTGCTGCTGGATCGTTGACGAATGTGGGCAAACCGGTTGTGCAATCGTAACCAAGGTTGATCGAGTCATATTGCACCGTGACCGTTACTGTCTGCGCTGCGCCAGTTGGTGATTGTGGCATCACCATCAGCACGGGAATGGGATCTAACAGTTGCGGTGCGCTGCCAGGGCATGTCACTTGTGGTGTAAGTGTCTTACCTAAGTCATCACCAGTTGGTGTGTAGGTATTGCTTGTGGCGCCGCTGATTGGTGAGCCATCACGCAGCCATTGGACACTGCAAGGCGTACCAACCGTCAACGGCAGTCCTACTAATCCATTGTTATTAGGATCTCGTCCTAACACTGGTGGTCTGTCGTTATCTAATGGGTCATCGTTGTTCGGGCTGCCGGGGCCTGACGGGGTGCTCTCACGCGGGCCGCCGCCGCTGTTGCCGCCGCGATCAATCGTGACTTCTGCTCCTGCACCTGTAGATGTACCAGTGCCGCTGGAGTCAGTCGGGTCGTTCGCGTCGCCGGGCTCAATGAACTGCTCAGCGGGAATGGTGTTGTTTGTGGATGAGTTCTCGTCGCAATCCACACCTGTTCTTGTGGACGGGATAATCAGTCCTGATCCAGTGGCTGCTGCAACATCGAGAGCGATAAGGCTGCGGTTTTGATCGTCTACAGGGAAATGAACAGCCTCGTAAGTCAAATCTCCGGCAAGCGTCTTAGTGACACGCTCGACTTGGTACAGGTAGTGGTGGGCTGAAGCGATGTAGTTTGTTGCTTGGCGCTGCAAGTTAACGGCAATAATGTCGCCGACTGTTACGGATACGTTATAGGCTTGGGGACGAGTCGAGAATCGAATAACGTGCGTAGGATAAGTACGTTTTGCAAGAATATACGCACCGACTTTTACGGCGTGGTTTTCGTTTGTGCAGAACTCGCTTAGATCGTGAGTTTCGTAGGGACCGGCCTCGGCAGTGCCGTTGTATCGCACCTCAGCAGTACGGATAATTCCAATGTCGCTTTCGATTTGCTGGCGCCAGACGACTTGAGCGACAAACGGCAGGCGGTCGGCCAGAGACGTGTAATCAATCTCCAGAGTTCCAGGGAGAATGTAGTCCTCGGTAAATGTGAACTCTGGTGTAATCGCGCCTACGTTGATAGCTCCAGCTGCTGTGGTTGGCAGCAGCGGGCGAAGACCTTTCTTGCCTCCATCGTTACTTTCGCCTAGTAGAAAATACGGCGCCCACTTGGCTATGAAGTCGGCGTAATTTGTACTTGTAGTTAGTTCGCAGTTACAGGTAAAGCTGTTGTACTCCAAGAAAGTGGCGGCAGCTAACAGCGCGGTGTTATCGATTAGAGCACTCGGAGTACGAGCGGTATTAGTCAGCAACCATTTAGTGAGGTCCGCAAAATTGTCGCTGGGGCCGTACACGTTGTCGTACAGCCGCGTGACGTGCATTCCACCTCGAATGAACAGGTGAACTTGACGTTTGTAGCGGTCTGAACCGTCCGGGTAGTAAGGACTGATAAAGCTGACGGTACTGATATTGGGGTACAGGCCAACGCTGCCGCAGAAATACGGGGCTTCGGGAAGGTCGTATGGGACTGGGTTGAAAGGATCGGTTAAGTCGTAACGC